AACAGTAAATTAAAGATAAATAAAAAAACGGTAAATACCTTACAAATACTTAAAAACGGGATAGTTATGTCAATAATCTTGACAGCTATAACACCTACAGCAAATGCTTATGATCCATCAATAGAGGGCTATAAGCTCTATGCACATATGAAATTAGGTGATGATAAGCAATATAGATGCGTAGTTATATTGTGGCGTTTAGAGTCTCGTTGGAATCCAAAAGCATCTAATAAACATAGCAGTGCTAGAGGCATACCACAGCTGCTAAAGATGACTGAGACTAACCCCTATAAACAGATTGACTTAGGCCTCAAATACTTGGCCCACAGATTCAATGGTGATGGATGTAAGGCACTGGCATATCATATGAAGCATGGACATTACTAAATGAGTGCCAAGCGCGGTGACCCTAGAGTTACTCAGGCTTTCAAGTCTAAGCGTTTGCAGATATTGCATCGAGATAATTACACCTGTTATTACTGCGGTGGTGAAGCTAATCAGGTAGATCATGTCATTCCAATTAGTAAGCAAGGTGACCCTATGGATAGTGACAACATGGTGAGTGCGTGCAAGCGCTGCAACGTGTCTAAAGGAAATCGGTCACAGGGGTTTTTTTTAGCCAAGAGCGCTACCCCCCATGTCTTTATAGGGAGTATCTCCCCTAGCATGGCGGTAGTGACCCAACCAGGGCCGTGTATGGGCCAACCTGAACAGGACTCATGACTAACGTAACCAGAATTAAAAAACCCTTACGGGGGCTAGCTGAGCCAAGGCTTCACAGCCCATGGCTAAAGGGTCCAAGTCGCGGTAAAGAAGTAAGCGATCTAGCAGATTCTATTGGCCTGCCGCTTTTACCTTGGCAACGTCTAGTACTAGATGACATGCTGACTTACGATAAAAAAACGCAACTGTTTAGGCGCAAGACAATACTTACAATGTGTGCAAGGCAAAACGGTAAGACTCATTTAGCGCGTATGCGTATTTTGGGTGGCTTATTCTTATTTGGCGAACGTAATCACATTATCATTAGCTCAGCCCGTGCGATGGCGCTTACTACTTTCCGTGAAGTGGCCGAGGCTATAGAAAATAGCCCGATCCTAAAGAAGGAGCTAAAGACCATACGCTATGCAAACGGTGCTGAGGCTATTGTGTTGAAGTCTGGCGCTCGTTTAGATGTTAGAGCTGCTACCCGAGACTCAGCCCGTGGAGCCAGCGCCGATTTCCTATTTATAGATGAGATGCGCGAGATTGACCCCGTGGCTTTTGCAGCTGCTACCCCGATAACTAGAGCAAGGGTAAATAGCCAAACCATGTTAGCCTCAAATGCTGGCGATGCGTTTAGTGAAACTTTGAATAGTTTGCGTGAGCGTGCCATGTCAAACCCACCTGAGTCATTTGGCTTTTACGAGTACAGCGCACCACAGTTTGCCAAGATAGATGATCGTAAAGCTTGGGCGATGGCTAACCCTGCCTTAGGCACACTCATCAGCGAGGAAGCGCTAGTTGAGGCCATGGTGACGCAAACAGTGGAGCAGTTTCGCGTGGAATCGCTTTGTCAATGGATTGATAGCCTTCAATCACCTTGGCCACATAATGCCGTGGAGGATACGAGCGATATAACTCTTAAAATGTCACCTGGACCCCTTACTGTATTTGCCTTTGACGTAAGCCCTAGCAGGCGCGATGCAAGCCTAGTAATGGGCCAGTTATTGCCTAGTGGCAAAATTGGTATAGCTGTATTAGAGACTTATACCAGCCAGATAGCCGTAGATGAGTTAGCTATAGCTGCATCAATCAAAAAATGGTGCGATCTATATTTCCCACGTTTAGTGTGCTTTGATAAATACACAACTGCCTCAATAGCCCAACGCCTGCAAAATAGCGGCGTACAGACCAAGGATATTAGCGGTGCGGCCTTCTATACGGCCTGCTCAGATTTCCATGATGCCCTAAGTAACTTTAGAGTCGTACACAGTGGCCAAGAAACACTGATACAGCAGATGGCCAACTGCGCTGCCAAAATTTCACCTGACGCGTGGCGAATTGTGCGCCGTAAATCGGCTGGCCCTGTAGATATACCGATTGGCTTAGCCATGGTGATACATGTACTAGCTCAGCCAGTCAATGAGGCAAAAATATACGCCTAGCGACACGCCGAGCTATAACCTGAAATATGCTTGACAAAATGAAAAAATCGCGCCATGGGATTACTGCAGACTCTAGGACTCAAATCTACTAACGTAGAGGCACAACTAGCACCTGCAATTATGAATACTGGCTACGGTGCTGGCGTTTATAGCTTCAACTCAGGGCTATCTAATTTTGGCATGGGTATGGATCGCAACACGGCACTGCAAGTGCCAAGTGTTATGCGATGCCGTAACTTAATCGCAGGTGTTATATCAAGTATTGATTTAGAGCTGTATAAGAAATCTACAGGAGTAGAGCTAGAGTCTCCACTGTGGTTAGATCAGCCAGATATACGCCAACCACGTAGCGTAACTATTGCCTACACAGTAGATTCATTACTATTTTACGGCGTTGCATATTGGCGCGTTACATCACTTTACGCCGATGATGGGCGGCCTAGCGGTTTCGAGTGGGTATCTAATAGCCGCGTCACTGTTACAACTAATCAATATGGCGATCAAGTAGATTACTACTCAGTTAATGGCGAGCGCGCACCTATGTCGGGAATTGGCTCACTCGTAACTTTCCAATCTTTGTTACCTGGAGTGTTAGAAGTTGGTGGCCGTACTTTGCAATCAGCTTTGGATATTCAAAAAGCCGCAAGTGTTGCTGCAGCTACTCCAATGGCTACAACTATTATTAAAAATACAGGTGCAGATTTACCTGAGGCGCAAGTACAAGGCCTTTTAGCTGCATGGAAAGCAGCACGTGCATCACGATCAACGGCTTATCTCACTAGCACTTTAGAGGCGCAAAATTTAGGATTTAGTCCAAAAGAAATGGCTTACGCGGAAGCCTCACAATACTTAGCGACGGAAATTGCACGCCTAATGAACGTGCCAGCGTATTACATTAGCGCAGACATGAATAACAGCATGACGTATCAAAATATCTTAGATGGCCGTAAGGAGTTTGTGGCCTACTCCTTACAGCCATTTATTTCTGCTATTGAAAACCGTCTTTCAATGGACGATATAACAGCGCATGGCAACGTAGTGCGCTTTGCAATAGATGAGACTTTCCTACGTGCAGATACTGCAGCGCGTTTAGATGCAATCGAAAAGATGCTCAACCTTGGCTTAATCGATTTACAGCAAGCGCAATCTATGGAACAACTAAGCCCTATGGGTCTAAGTGAGGGAGTGGGTACAAGTGATCTTAACATTTAGTAGCAATATAGAAGCGAGCGATACAGAGCGCCGCATTATCGCTGGCAAAATCGCGCCATACGGTGAAGTAGGAAACACAAGCGCAGGCGCTGTGGTATTTGCTGAGGGCAGTATTGCAATACCTGATGTAAATAATATTAAGTTACTTATGAGCCATGACAATACAAAGCCAATAGGTCGTATGCAATCAATGCGATCTGATAAGTCAGGCGTTTATGGCAGCTTCAAAGTAAGTGCAAGCTCACGCGGTACTGATGCAATTTTGCTAGCCCAGGAACAACTTATGTCTGGCTTATCCGTTGGTGTTGAAGTTACAGCATCAAAGCCACAAAAGGACTATCTCCTGGTGACGGCGGCAGTACTCAAAGAGGTAAGCCTGGTCGAAAGCCCTGCATTTACCTCAGCCGCCGTGCAAAAGATTGCAGCCGCTGAGGGCGATGTGCCAGTAGAGGCTGCTTCAACAAGTACCAAAGTAATTACGACAAGCACAACAATCAATAGCACAACAACCGAAACCGAAACCGAAACCGAAAGTGAGGATGTCATGACGACAGCCCCCGATCAATCAGCAACTGAGGCAGCATCTGCCCCAGAACAAGCTGCACCTACCGTAGAGGCAGCGCGTCCAATCATCCGTCCATCAGTACTCAACAGCCAGACTGTGCGTACTCCTATTGTAAATATGGGTGCTTACACAGAGCATAAGATTAAGGCAGCACTTGGTAATGAAGATTCAAAGCTTTATGTAACTGCAGCTGACGATTCTTTTAGCACTAACCCTGCTTTCAATCCAACACAGTACCTTTCAGAGTTTCCAACGAATACACGCTTTGGAACTCCATCTATTGATGCTTGTTCACGTGGCGTACTACCTGCTACAGGCATGACAATCAATGTGCCATCACTTGTTACATCCGCAGGCGGCGGTTCAGGTGTTGCACCTGTTGTAACTGTTGAGGCAGAAGCAGGCGCTGTGCAAAACACTGGTATGGAAACTGCTTACCTTACAGGCACAGTTGCTAAGTACTCAGGTATGAACACAATCAGCATTGAGCTCTTGTCGCGTTCTGATCCAAATTTTTATGCTGAACTAACACAGCAACTACAAAATGCATACCTAAAGACACTTGATACAACTGTAAATGCAGCGCTCATTACTGCAGGTACTGTTGCAACAACTGCACAGGCTGCAACATCTGCAGGTATTATTGGTTATGCATCAGAATCTGCACGTCTTGTTTATGAGGCAACTGGTTATTATGCACAAAACTATATTGCTAACGGTTCACAATGGCAGCTGCTTATGGGTGCATCAGATACAACTGGACGCCCAATTTACTCAGCATCACAGCCGATGAACGCAGGTGGACTTACACAACCTGGTTCAATTCGCGGAAATGTACTCGGGTTAGATTTATTTGTGGATAAAAATTTCGCAGCTACAACAACTGTTGATGATTCTGCAATTATTCTTGCACCTGAAGCATTTACTGTGTACCAAAGTCCACAGGCTTACATGTCAGTAAATGTTGTATCTAACCTTCAGGTTCAGGTTGCCATTTATGGATTTATGGCAACTATTGCCAAGATGCCTAAAGGAATCATCCGTTACAACTTCACCTAAGCAATAACCCTAATAGTGGGTAGGGCCTTAGCCCTTGGCCCTACCCACCTAGAGTAAGGAGTACAAAATGCCAGCCAGTTACGTCACCATGAGTGAGTTACGGGTAAATCTTGGAATTGGTAGTTTGTATTCTGATGCAACCGTTGAGGAGTGCTGCCAAACGGCTGAGGACTTACTCAATAGCTATCTTTGGTTTGATTCCGTACCTGTAGTTGGGACAGCGTTAGTATCTAACGTAGCTACAGTAATGTTGGCCAGCCCTGGGATATTTACTACAGGGGAATCGGTAACGATTTCAGGCGCTGGATCAACTTTCAATGGCGCATTTACAATTACTGCAACACTCCCATGGAGTACAGGTACTGCAAACATATTGCCTGCTTTCAATATGCAGCTCAACTACTGGCAGTATCCACAGGGCTATAGCTTTATCCAATATGCCAAGGTTGCAGCAGATCAGAATTTCCGTCGTGTATTGCCTTATGGCCGTGGCGTAGGTACTGACACAAAGACTGCCTCATACGCCACCACAGGGGCTGTGCGCGAGGCTGCCATGTGTTTAGCTGTAGATATATGGCAGGCGCGCCAAGTAAGCCAAACAGGCGGCGTATCCATAGATGGCTTTAGCCCTAGCCCGTACCGCATGGGTAACTCAATGATTAGCAAGGTACGCGGCCTTATAGCTCCGTATCTCAACCCGTCGGCCATGGTGGGGTAATGACGGCGGCCCTGACCACGCTACGCGGCACTATCGCAACGGCGCTCACTAATGCAGGTGTGTGGAATGTGTTCAGCTTCCCACCTGAGACGATTCTAGCCAACTCGGTAGTAGTTGCTCCCAGTGATCCATACATTGAGCCAAGTAACAACTCACAGAATCTTAACCCTAAAGCCAATTTCAATATCATTATGACCGTACCCATGTTTGATAATCAGGGCAACCTTGCAGGCATTGAGGACACAATCGTTGCAGTATTCCAAAAATTATTAGTATCAGGCCTGACCTATAACATCAGTGCAATAACCGCGCCGTCGGTATTAGACGTTGCTAGCGGATCACTGCTCACTGCATCTTTCCAACTATCCGTACTAACCACCTGGAGCTAAACATGCCATACCCAACCGAAGCCGATTTAGAGGTTCTAAAGAAATTAGGACTTGCAGCACCTGACGTTAAACCAACTACAAAGAAAGATGAGGAATAAGTAAATGGCAATCTATTTAGATAATAATGTTGGCCTGAAAATTGCCACGGTTGATTTGAGTGAGTACATCACTTCAATCACACTTACACAAACTTTCGATGAGGTCGAGACAACAGTAATGGGCGCGACTGCTCACCAATTTAGCAAGGGACTAGAGTCAAGCACACTAGCTGTTGATTTGCTCAATGACTGGGCTGCATCCAAAGTATGCGCAACACTTCAAGCTGCTTACGGTACAAGCGTTACTGCTCTTATCGTGCCAGTACGCGCAGCCTCAGCTACACCTATTAGTGCTACTAATCCGCTATACACAGTTTCAATTCTGATTAATAACCTCACACCAGTTGGCACAGGCGGCCCAGCCGATTATGCCTCATCTAGTCTGACTTTTACCTGTACCTCAACTGTTGCATACGCAACTAGCGGCTCATTTAACTAGGGGTTAGAAAATGGCGCGGCTAAAGATCGTAAGGGCAAGCGGCGAGGTAATTGTTTCAATAACTCCAGTAGTGGAGTATGCGTTTGAAAAGTATGCAGGTCAAGGCATACAAAAGCAGATCAGGGAATTTGAGCGCCAAAGCGATATTTACTGGTTGGCTCATAACGCGCTAATGCGCCAAGAGGTAATACCGCCATTTGGTGATGATTTCCTTGCAACGCTAATAGCAGTTGAGGTGTTAGATGATGAAAATCCAAAAAAATAGATCGGGGCAGCTTTACTTACCTGGTAGCCCAGTTAGCAGTTGAGCTAAAGATTAGCCCCGATCAGGTGCTAGCGATGGATGAACGTATGTTTAAGGCAATACTACAAGTGTTAGGCGATAGAGTTAAGGAGCAACGAAATGCCATACGTAGAAATAAGAGGTAATTCTGATCTACGTAAAGCACTACGCCGCTTTACTCCTGACTTAGATAAAATTCTAAAAGCAGAATTACGTAGAGCGCTAAGCCCTGTGGTTACTAAAGCAAAAGGCTTTGCACCTAACAATGATGAGATTATGCGCGGATGGCAACCCCGTAGCTTTAGTGAGTCTCGCTTTCCATTTTATGACAGAAATACAATTACTAAAGGTATTGGCTTTAGCACAGGCGTAAGTAAAATAAATAAAAATGGTTTTAGCTCTATGGCTACTATTTACAATAGATCAGCTGCAGGTGCTATATACGAAATTGCAGGCCGTATTGGCCCACAGCCTTGGGTAGGGCCTAAAGCAGGCGGCACAGGTAAAGGTGTGAGCCGCGCTAACTGGGAGGGCTCAGGGCAACAATTTATTGAAAATTTAGGGCCGCTTACTTTTAGCGTTAAGGGCCGCGGCCGTTTGATTTACAGAGCTTGGGCTGCAAGTCGTGGAGTAGCTGAGGGTGCTGCACTCAAAGCAATAGATAAAGCCACTACTCAATTTAATGCACGTGCAGCGGCAGGCGCTCTAAGGAAGGCTGCCTAATGGCCGTACCAGATATTCTAATTGGCTCTAAATTAGATGCTAAAGGATTCAAGCAAGTTGAGACAGCTTTAAGCAAACTTAACAAAGGTGTAAAAAATCTAGCAGGTGCATTTGGTATAGCTCTAGGTGCTCGGGCAATAAGTACATATGCTAAAAACGCAGTAAAGGCCTTTGCAGCGGATGAAAAGGCTGCACGATCCTTAGCACTGCAACTTAAGAATACGGGCAACGCGTTTGCAGCACCACAGGTAGAGGCATTTATTGCTAACTTGCAAAAAACTACGGGCGTACTCGATGACAATTTAAGGCCAGCCTTTCAGTCAATCCTTACAGCAACACAGGATGTAGCCCTGTCGCAAAAGGCTTTAGGTTTAGCGCTAGATATAAGTGCAGGCACAGGTAAAGATTTAGGGGCAGTCTCTATTGCCCTTGCTAAAGGCTTTGGCGGTCAAACTACGGCGCTTAGCCGCTTAGGTGCAGGCCTGGATAAGGCAACGCTAGCCAGCGGTGACATGGACAAAATCACCACAATACTTACAGGTAAATTTAAAGGACAAGCGCTAGATGCTGTAAAAGGTTACTCAGGTCAAATGGCATTACTGGCAGTAGCAGCCGCTGACTCGCAAGAAATTATAGGTAAAGGTTTATTAGTAGCTCTAAATAATCTAGGCGGCAATACTGGTATTAGTGAGACTACAAAACAAATGGAAGCCCTTGCACAATTCACTGCAGATTTCATAGTAGGCCTATCGCTTATCGGTAAAACTAAAGGTAGCAAGACTGGCATATTAGGCATGATTGCAGGCACTTTAGCCGATGTGGTAAAGCTAGGGCCATTGGGACAGATAGCTAAATTGGGTGCAAAATCTCAAACTAAGCCAGGCTACGGCAGCTCTAATACAGTAGATCAGTTTATACAAGCTGGCGGTGTAATTAAAAAACACACTAAGGCAATAATTGCAGATACAACAGTTATTAAGGCCAACACAGAGGTAAGCAAATTAGCCGCTAAGTTTGACGTGGAGCGCATAGGACTTTATGCGGCTCTAGCCTCAGCTACATCCGAGGAGGAAAAGGCTCGCATCAAGGCCAAGATAGCCATACTTGAACAAAATGAGGCAGGGGCTAAAGCGCTCAATAGTCTTAGCCAAGCTGCATTTTTAGCAGCTGATGCCATTACTAAATACGCTGCTAATCAGACTGTAAAAATAGGGCAAGGCCCATATGCAATAGAAGGGCCTGCAGGATTTTTACAAAATACAAACGCATCATCTAGTGGATCAATGCCTGCTACTAACATCCCAGTAGGCCCTACAGGCAATGCCGAGGTATTCAATGCCATCAGCGGTACATATCAACCTCAGGGTATGGCACAGCAATTTGTAGCTAACGTAACTGTTAGCGCTGGCACGATTACTAATGAGCAGGGCGTGGTTGATGTAGTGCAGCAAGCGCTGCAAGAAATCAACGCTAGGGGCTGGTCACAATTCAAGACTGGGGCGCTCGCCGCATCATGACCATACCCGTAATCAATGCCATCATTAACTTTAGTACTGGGCCTAGTTTCGCCCAGGCGATGATTATTGACCAAGGCATTTTAGGCACTAACGTATTTGCAGATACTGCTGCCGTTATCGTGGATGTGTCTAATCAAGTGGACACCATCTCAACCAGTCGAGGTCGTAACGCAGCTAGCGATGTATTTCAAACTGGCACGATGAGCCTACGCATAGTAGATCAAGATGGAGATTTCAACCCACAGAATACGGCAGGACCTTATTACAATCTGCTTAGCCCTATGCGTAAGGTCCAGATAACGGCTACCTATGACGGCGTGACCTATTCAATCTTTAGCGGCTTCATTACTGGCTATAACACGGTGACACCACGTAATGCAGGTGAATTGGCTTATACAACTATTACGGCAGTAGATGCCTTACGCCTTGCACAAAATGCACAGATTTCTACGGTGACAGGTGCAACGGCAGGTGACCTAAGTGGCACACGGGTAAATCAAATTTTAGATCAGATTGCTTGGCCAGCAACTATGCGCGATGTAGATGCAGGCCTTACAACTATGCAGGCAGACCCTGGCACTGCTCGTACGGCGCTAGCAGCGATGCAGACCGTAAGTACGAGTGAGTACGGCTCGCTCTATGTCAATGCCTCAGGCTCGTTTGTATTCCAAGATCGTACGGTAACTGTTAGTTCAGTTACCAATACGCCTACGGTATTCAATGATGATGGCACAAATATCGCCTATAGCAACGCGGTATGGAAGCTAGACGATACGCTCATATTCAACTCAGCCAGTATTACAGCAACAGGGCTAGCAACTCAGACTGCTATCAATGCCACAAGTATTGCCAAGTACTTTATTCATAGCTATAACCAACAGAATCTACTCATGCAGACTACAGCCGTGGCCCTAGATTATGCCCGTGCCTACGTGGCCAGCCGCCAAGAGACAACCATACGGTGTGATCTACTAGAGCTAGACCTCTACACAGATAACTATGACCTAGGCATAAAGGCAGCCCTGGGCTTAGATTTCTTTGACAACGTAACTGTTACAACTAACCAGCCAGGGGTATCAACCATTACTAAGACATTACAAGTATTTGGCGTGTCCATGTATATCAGACCTAATAACTGGAAGGTTTCATTTACTACACTAGAGCCCATCATTGACGGCTTTATTATCGGATCAACATTATACGGCGTACTCGGTACGAACGTGTTTAGTTACTAAGGAGATAGAAATGCCAACATGGCCAGCTGTTACGGGTGACGTAGTTACCTCGACATTATGGAATGGCTTACCTGCCTTTACCGTGAACACAACGGCAACGGCTGACTACACGGCGGTACTTGCCGATAGTTACCAAGTCTTGCAACAGATGAACAAGGCAACAGCGATTGCTTTCAAGATTCCTACTAACGCATCCGTGGCTATTCCTGTCGGATCAGTTATTACAGTGCTTAATATTGGCGCTGGTACTTGTACGATATCGGCTACATCCAGTGGCACAACAACAGTTCTTTCAGCTGGGGCAACAGCTGCATCTCCAACATTGGCACAATACAAGTCAGCGGCTTGTATCAAGGTTGCAACTGATACATGGTATGTAGTCGGGGCTATTGCATAATGCTCAATATTGTTAGCAGTATTTTAGATATTGCTACGCCCGTAAGCGCTAGCTCTTATGAGTCTATCGCAACCAGTACGGTGGGTTCAGGTGGCGTTGCCAGCATTACCTTTAGCTCTATTGCTGCTACTTACACGCACTTACAAATTAGGGGCATAGGTCGTTCTAACAGAGCGACTCCCGCCGATATGGATAGCCTATTCATACAATTCAACAGCGATACAGCGGCCAACTATTCAGACCACGCACTACGCGGTGATGGTGCAACTGCTAGCGCAACAAGTGATGTGAGTTATTCACAAATGGAAATGTATAGAATTGCTAACGTTTATGCCGCCAATGTCTTTGGCGCTCAAATTGTAGATATTTTAGATTATGCAAATACTAATAAATATAAAACAATTAGATCATTGGGTGGCGTAGATAATAATGGTTCGGGCATGGTTGCACTCAACAGTGGTAATTGGCGCAATACGGCTGCAGTTACTTCAATACTTTTGAAACCTGCTGTGGGTACTTTATTCAATCAATACACATCGTTTGCACTCTACGGGATAAAGGGATAGCCATGGCAGCAGGATCAACTTATACACCCATAGCAACTAACACACTTAGCAGCGATACTGCCACTGTAACTTTTTCTAGCATAAGCGCAAGTTACACAGATTTAGTGCTCATAATAAATGGTGGAACGGCTAGCACTGGTAACTTTTATGTAAGGTTCAATTCAGATACAGGTAGCAATTATTCATATACTGCATTGTATGGGACAGGTTCAGCGGCTGGCTCAACTCGTGAATCTAGCAAAACTTTACTCTACATAAATTATTACGGTTACGGTGAAAACAACTTAAATGCAAATACTATTGTGAACATCATGAATTATTCTAATACAACTACAAATAAAACTTTAGTCGCGCGTGCAAACAATACTGGTAATGGAGTAAACGCTAATGTAGGTTTATGGCGTTCAACGGCTGCAATTAGCACAATTTTGATAGGCGCAGATTTTGGTGGGGCTGTCAATATGAAATCTGGCACAACCTTCACACTCTATGGAATCGCGGCTGCATAATGGCTAATACATATACTAAAATAGCAAGCGTGGCAGTCGGTGGCGCAGGTGCTGCAAACATTGATTTCACAAGTATTCCTGCAACTTATACTGATTTATGTTTGAAGTTATCTTTACGAGATACACGAACCCAGATTGATGACTATGTAAATCTAATTTTCAACAATGATTCAGGTTCTAACTATTCGATGAAATCAGTTTGGGGTACAGGTTCTACTACTGGCAACAGTAATTATTCTGCTCAAACTGCTAATTATGTATTTCAAATTGCAGCAGCAAGTGCGACCGCCTCCACATTTTCAAACGTAGAAATTTATGTACCAAACTACACAAGTAGCAATGCTAAGAGTTTTTCAACTGATGGAGTTACCGAAACAAATGCTGCAACTGGAACAGATCGTTTAGATGCTCTGACTGCAAGCCTTTGGTCTGGAACTGCGACAATCAACAGAATCACTTTGACACCAGGCACAGGTACTTTTGTCCAGTATTCAACAGCAACCCTTTACGGCATCAAAAACTCATAGGAGATAACAAAATGGCAGATAAGAAAATAATCGTAAATTGTGCGACGGGTGAGGTCACAGAACTTGATCTAACACCCGATGAAATAGCACAACGGGCAGCAGATGCACAGGCAGCGATTGAAGCCAAGGCGCAAGCCGATGCGGATGCAACAGCTAAAGCAACGGCTAAGGCTGCATTACTGGCTAAGTTAGGCATTACTGCCGATGAAGCTGCCCTACTACTTGCATGAGTGAGACAAGTTTCAACGGCTGGCCAGCCTCAAAGGATCGCAGTGCTATTGGCATCAAGTCTTATGCAGTGCCAGGCACAACGCTCTATATTGCATGCGCCGAAAAGGTAGCGCCGTTACTTGTAAATTTTGCTGCAGACTTTCACAGACTTATTGAGCCCATAGATGGCGGCACTCTTGACGATTGGAGTTTTTGCTACAGAAATATAAGGGGCAGCACTGACAAACTCAGTAACCACTCATCAGGCACGGCACTCGATCTAAATGCTACTAAGCATCCACTGGGTAAGGCAGGCACATTTGACTCAGCTAAAGTGCCAATGCTTCAAGGCCTATGCCGTAAGTACGGCCTAAAGTGGGGCGGCGATTACGTCAATCGTAAAGATGAAATGCACTTTGAGATAGCTTTAGATGCTGCCAAGGTGGCGGCGCTGATAACTAAATTGGAGCTAAAGCATGCCTAAATCAACCGTTATTACCGTAACAACTACGGCTGCAATAGCAGTGCCTGCCAACATAGGAGATCAGACCGTAAATCTGCATAGCTCTAGCGGCACTCTTTACATAGGCGGTCCAGACCTGACAACTGCTAATGGCTACCGTTTGGATAACGGCGATAAACTTACAATTTTGGTAGGCGGCTCAGAGGCGTTATACGCAATAACAAGCTCAGGTACAGCTACCCTGTACGTGCTTAGCCAAGTCAACTAAGGGCGCTAAAGGAGATAACCATGAAGGACCAAGTAATAGCGGCGCTCGCTTCATATGCACGTGCTGCACTTGCATGCGTCGGTGCGCTTTACATGTCAGGTATCACTGACCCTAAGGTATTAGCCAACGCATTTGTAGCAGCTGCACTTGCACCGATTTTGAGGGCCGTAAATCCAACAGACCAAAAATTTGGCGTAGGCGCTAAATAATGCATTGCTTGGTAGGGGCGGTAGCACTCGTACTGCTCCTATCAGGATGCGGCTACCAAGGATGGGTGAGATATGACTGCCAAAATTACGAACGGTGGACCTCTAAAGAGTGCCAGCCGCCTAGATGTGAAGTTACGGGAGTCTGCTCTAAGGACCTCATCCCCAAGGAAGTCTACGAAACGCCTCAGCCCTGAGGAATTACACGCAAGGCTCATAGTATTTATTGGTTGCACTTTAGCCGTGGTATTTGCTCTATCGGTTATGGGGATGTTGTATGCGTTGATATTTGTAACTCAACCAATTAGCCAACAAGCCCCTAATGACAGGGCTTTTATTGATTTGCTCACAACACTTACCGTATTCCTTACAGGATCACTGGGCGGTGTCTTAGCATCTAATGGCTTGAAGTCAAGACAACCTACGCCTGAAAAGCCGAACGACACGCCGAACGTAGGCTAAGACTTGAAACATGTCTACTTGTCGCTTCATACTGTAGCCAACACCTAGTAACGGTGCTAGGGGCTAAGAGTAAGGGCTGCAAGATGACTACATACAGTTTATGGATGATGGTGCTATACGGTGTTATTGCATCAGGTTTAGGGGCAGTATTTGCCTATGCAAAAGGCTTTAAGGATGGACACAGTGAGGGCTACGTGCGTGGCCGTGCAATATCGGCTGCTATAGCTGATCGGAGCAAACTCTAATGGCTACATTTCTAGATAATTATGAGGATGTAAATGCTCGCATCAAACGTTTTAGAGCTGAATTTCCTACGGGTCGCATTACCGTGCATATTGAGGAAATGGATTTAAAGACAGGCTACATACTTATGCGCGCTGAGGCCTTTAGGACTAATGAGGATGCGCTACCTGCAGCGATTGATTATGCATTTGAGATGCGATCAGAGCAAAAGATAGGTGGTCGCTGGTTCATTGAAACATGTTCTACCAGTGCAATAGGCCGTGTTATTGGCCTGCTAACGCCGAGTGAGACACGGCCAACACGTCAGGATATGGAAGCTGTAGAGCGCCTAGATTCTGCTCAGGTACGCGCTGACCAACACAATCAACTATGGGAAACAAAGCACGGCCCAGTGCCAAGTGTCAAGAGCGATGACACCATACGCGATACAGGCATACCGTCTTTTGCTGATGCTATGGCCGCAGTGGTTGAGACAATAGCTACAGGTGGCATAGCTCCTGATAGCCCACAATGTAAGCACGGGCACATGAACCATAACAAAGGCACAGCTAAGACTGGTAAAGAATGGCAAGGCTATTTTTGCCCTATCAAGGTCAAGGCACAACAGTGTGAGGCTAGATGGATGTCAATAGATGCTAACGGTAAATGGGTACTCAGATGAGACTGCTAACCGATCTAACCGTTGAAAGCGCCACTGAGGCACAACTAACCGAGGCTCTATTTATTATTACGGGTGAGCTAGATAAACGCCTACAAGAGGGCCGCACACCCCTAGCCTTTCGCGTAGTCATCAAAGATACGAGTAACTAATGGGATACGTCGAGGCAGTATTTCCTGAGGGCAACGCAGTACGCATACAAAATGGCGATGCTCTAAAACTAGGCAGACTCACCTATTGTGATGGCTGTCAGTCATACAAGATTACAGAGTTTGGCCGTGAAATCACTGATGAAACTGGCACTTTAGGTGTGCTGTGGATGTGTGGTAAATGTCTAACATGATCCCAATAACCCTGGACTATGAAACACAGAAAATGTGCGTAGCTGCAGGCTTTACTAGAGCCATGGCCTATGAAAAGCAATACGAGGGCCTAAGCACTAAATGTAATTGGCATGTGGAAAAGAATCGCATAACCTTTATGGAGTTTGTAGCAGTACAAGCGGATGCTGCAGCTGCTGAGTGCGCTGTGGCGTACTACCGTGGCATCAAGGACTTTATGCCTAAGTTTAACACCTTTAGGGACATAGCAGATGTAGGTGACAACATAGAAGTAAAGCACACACGCCATAAATCAGGGCATTTGATTTTATTTCCTGATGATCGCGCTAGTGACGTGGCAGTGCTAGTTGTAGGCACCATGCCCCAAATGTACATAGCAGGCTGGATGCCTATACATATGGCGCAAACTACTAAATATACAGTAAAGGCTCAGGGTAACTACTGGGTCAATCAGGCTGACTTATTTGAGATGCGCTACTTTGGAAAGAGTAATTATGCCAATAATGCATGAGTGCAGGCTATGCCAGAAAATAACCAGACAGATCATACGGGTAGTCACTGACAGACTGCCGCCTAACGTGCATGTACTTCAATGCACCGTATGTAGTGCCATGGGCGTAGCGATGGTTGAGGTGGCTGATGCCTAGCTATGAGTACGCATGCTTTGAGTGCAATATGAAGCTCACCCTGACACGATCTATACATGAGGAAACCATGCCTATGTGCTGTGGTGTAGCCATGAGGCAGGTCTATTACGCCCCTAGCGTAGAGTTCAAGGGCGATGGATGGGCTGGTAAAGCATGATTAGTTATCCACAAGCGTTATCCACAGGGGTTGTGGACAATGCGACACACCGAGGTAGATACTTGACAACATGGAGCTATATTTCATTATACTTAAAACAATCTTTTACGTATTTAAACAGTAAATTAAAGATAAATAAAAAAACGGTAAATACCTTACAAATACTTAAAAACGGGATAGTTATGTCAATAATCTTGACAGCTATAACACCTACAGCAAATGCTTATGATCCATCAATAGAGG